AGAAGAAGCAGCTCTCGCTGCATATGCAGCAAAAAAGAAACTTGAAGAACAAAGATACGAATTAAAAGTCTTCTTAAATATGACTTATGGTCCTCAAGCCTATGATGATTTGCTAAAGATGGAAGGACAGATAAGAAAACAAAGACAAGAAACTGTTTATAAACAACAACAATTAAGAAGACAAATAGGTGAAGCTATAACTTGGTTCATTGTCGCGGCTATAGTTGGTGGTTTCGCTGTTCTGGTTGCAGGTATATGGATTAAACAAGCAAAGGCTTATGAATACAAACCAAAAGAATACACAAAGCAACAAAAAATTTGGCAGGGTAAAACTAAAAAAAAAAATATACAACATGTAGACTTGCTAAAAGAATCAAATCTAAATCTGGTATGATGGCTTGTATTTATAAGGGTGGCAATGAGACATACGAGATGATGATTGAAAGCTGGTGTCCAAAGAAGTTTAAATGTGTTTACAATCCTTGGCAAAAAGAGCCTAATATAGATGATGTTATAAATTCATTAAATAGTGCGGTTAAGAACAAATGAAAACGAAACAAAAGAAATTACAATCATCAAGTAAGTACAATGAGTACGATATAGATGGAGATGGCATTGTTTCTGATGCGGAGCTTTCTAATATGAAAGAGATAAAAGAAACAGAAACAGCCTTACGCAAAAACCTTGCTCAACTAAGAATGGCAAGGTATACTTTAATAGCTATGGGATTATTTACTTTTATGATGTTCATGCCTTTTATTAGTATAGAAAGAATTAATGCACTTGCAGAAATTTCTTCACTTTTTTACATTTCAGGCGCAGGCATCGTGGGTGCATACATGGGTACAACAGCTTGGATGAATAAAAAGTAATGGGCGGATTGAAAAAACCACAAAGGAGTTTAAAGGCTTGGGGTAAACAGAAGTGGCGAACTAAAAGTGGTAAACCTAGTACACAGGGGCCAAAAGCAACAGGCGAGCGTTACTTACCTGAAAAAGCAATTAAGGCTCTATCGCCCTCTGAATACGCCCGTTCTACGGCTGCTAAACGAAAGGCAACTAGAGCAGGTAAACAAGTATCTAAACAGCCAAAGAAGATTGCAAGAAAGACGAGAGCTTATAGAAAGGTCAAATAAATGGCAGTAGTAGTCCCAGATATACCAGACCTGTTTGAAGAGGCATATGCAAGAGCAGGGTTAGAATTAAGAACAGGTAATGATTTAAGAAATGCCAGACGTAGCTTTAATTTATTAACTATGGAATGGCAGAATAGAGGACTAAATCTTTGGACAATAGCGTCTGGTACATTGTCACTTAGCTCAGGCACAGCAACATACACTATGCCGACAGATACTGTAGATATATTAGAGCATCAGATTAGAACTGGAACTGGTACAAGTCAGGTAGATACAAATCTAACAAGAATTAGCGTTTCAACATATGCACAGCAAAGCGCAAAGAACACACAAGGTAAGCCTACACAGATATTCGTGCAAAGACTTGCTGGTTCTGTAACAGTTACCATGTGGCCTGTGCCAGACAGTGCAGACACATACACTTTATCTTTCTTTAGAATTGTGGGAATAGATGGTATTTCATCTGGTATTGATGGGACAACAACATCTTTTGTACCGCCAAGATTTGCACCATGTCTTGTTTCTGGATTGGCTTATTACATTGCTATGAAGAGACCAGAAGTTGCAAACAGAGTTGCTCCTCTTAAACAAGAGTACGAGTTTCAGTTTGAGTTAGCGGCAGGAGAAGACCAAGACAGCTCTTCTGCTAGATTTGTTCCTTATAATACATTCTATGGAGGTTAAAATTGCCAAGTAAAGTTACTAGAATAAGAAAAGATAGAACTGGTCCAGCAAAGACAGGTCAATTTAAGAACCTTGTTAACGCAGCCAGAACTGGGCAAATCAGCATGGTGGAGGCTCAAAGAAAAATAAGAAAATTAGTAAAAGCCAAGAAAAATGGTGGTAAATTAGAGGCCGCAAAGAAAAAAATTACTGATCCTGATTACAATGTAATGTCTGGTAGAAAAGGCAATCCTAATCAGAAAAAAGCTGAGAGCATGCGAAAGAAAGGAAGAAGAGCAGGTAAAGTAGAAAAAGCTATTCTAGGCACAATCGCTGTTACACCACAAGCAAGACTCATAAAAGGAGCCGGTCAAGTTGCAAAAAGAGTTATAAAGACTGCAAAAGATGTGGGTGCCGCAACAACAGGAACAGCTAAAACACAGCCACAAAGAGGTGGTCAATACAGAATGGTTCCAAAGAAAAAAGGTAAAGGTAAAACAATTAGTGGCATAAGCAAAAGATCCTCACAAACGGCACAAGGATTAAGAAAGACACCAAAGCCTACACTTAGCGCTTTAGGTGTTGCAGGATCTAAGCCTAAGAAAAAAACAACCACACCAACTCCTAAACCAAGACCAATGATGACTAAGCCTAAGCCAAGGCCAAAATCAATAGGTAAGAAAAAAATGTTTATGAAAGAAGGTAGCGGTGTATCCGGTAAAGACATGAGAAAAGCACCTGATTCAAAGGTAGAGTTTCAATCTAAAGTTATGAAGAGGAAAAAATAATGGCTGTTAAAAAGAAAAAAATAAAAACAGGCGGCATGACTCTTGAAGAAGCTAAGAGAAAAATAAATGACCCTAATTATAATGTCATGTCTGGCAGAATAGAAAAAGACAAAAATGTACAGACAGGACCTAACAAAAGAAGAATAACAAAAGAAGATATGATGAATATTGGTATGGGCGTGTTACCATTTTCAAGAATACCAAAATTTTTAAGTCAATTACCAAGGATGTTAAAACCATCTCAAAGATTCCAAAGACTTGTTACTAATACACAAAGAACCAAAACACAGCCATTACCAAAGCCTAGACCAAAGAGTCTAAGGTCTACAGCAGTAACAAAGCCAAGGGCAACGCAATTAAAAAAACCTAGCACAGCAGTGACACCTAGATCTAATGTATCTCGTATGTCACCAACAAATGCAAAAAGATTTCAGCAAATGGTTAACAGAGCTGTTTTAACTTCAGGAGTTTCTGAGCTAGTAAAGCCAAAAAAATCTGTTGCGGCCACAAAACCTAAAACAAAAAAGAGTAAAGGTGTTGTTACAGGTCCTGAACTTGATTTACCTAAAAAGAAAAAAACACCAAAAGTTGCTCCAAAAAAAGCTCCTGTAAAAAAGAAACGAAGTAATATTGTTCAAAAGGGTGGCAAGCCTACTTCATCCTATGATGCTCAGTTTACTTATGATAATTTGGTGAAGAGAGGTGGTAAAAAGTTTGCAAAAGCAAGAATGTCACCAGAAAATTATGCAAAAGTTAAAAAGAAAGCAGGAGGCGGCACTATGAAAAAACCTATGAAAATGACAGGTGGTGGTTCTTTAAAACCTCTGCCATCTGCATCTGAAAATCCCGGTCTAAGAAAATTACCAACTGAGGTTAGAAATAAAATGGGATACATGAGAAAAGGTGGCAAGGTTATAAAAATGCGTGGTGGAGGAGCTGCTACAAAAGGACTCAGATTTAATAGAGGTTATTAGTTGTCGAGATTAATATGCAATTTACCTGCTGTTCAAGTATGGGTTAGAAAAGAATATTTACGTGATCATGAAGACGGACATGGTAAATTCGTAAAAGGTATATGGGTTTCCTGTAAATCCTTGCCCGGTAGAGCTTTTTATTTTGAAACATATTTACCAGAATACGGTGCTATGTTTGACAAGTTGCCAATAAGCGCTTTTGTTAGTGAGCCAAAAACGCCAGAGCCAGACTTAGATTTGTATAATTTACAGTTTTGGAATTGTATGGATTACAATGTAACCTGCATACAAAAGCAGTTTATAGGATCAATGACATATGAAATATATACAAGAGATGCAGGTAGTCTCAAAGGCAGTTACATAGCTACCTTAGATAATTATCATGGTGACATAGACACAGTTGATTTTAGTACAAGCGAAACACCACAGGAACACAAGTCACATAATTTGTTAGAACTAGAAAATGGTCAGTTTTGTTTGTACCCAAACAATAGAACAAGAATATATGATAATAGTTTAACACCAGATAAACCTTTCACACCTGACTTTTTGGTTAGCACAGATTATTATCAAGTTGAAAACGAAGGTAAGTTAGATAGATTTGGTGATAGCGATGAGTATTTTTATAAAACTAAGAAAGAAAAGTAATGCCCTACTCAGTTGGTAAATATGCATACGGTATATGTGATAAGACAGGATTTAGATATCCGCTTAGAGAACTAATACCAGAGATTAGGAATGGTGCAAAAACTGGTATGATGGTTGGATATGATGTTGTTGACCCAGATCATCCGCAGAATCATTTAGGTAAATTTAAAACTGATGACACCCAATCTTTGTTAAATGCAAGACCAGATAGAATAGAGCCTGCGACAGAAAGGCTGTTACTGGTTGATCCATTTACCACAGCCGCTGCAGTAGGCGGCAGCACTGTTGTAACAGTTACAGAAAAAGATCACGGAAGATCTACATCAGACACAGTAAGATTTAGAAACTGTTTAGGTTTTGATGGATTGACAGCGGCAAACTTTAACTTAGCTACAGGATATGCTATAACTAAATTAACGGATGATACATATACTATTACTGTTGCTGCAGAATCTACCTCTGGGTCAATTACAGGTGGTGGAGTATTTGCCACAGTAGGACCAGTTACTTTGGAGGCTTAGATGAGCTTTACATTTGCGCAGTTAAAAACAGCAATACAGGATTATACTGATAATTCTGAAACAACTTTTGTAAACCATCTATCTGACTTCATAAAAGCAGCAGAAGAGAGAATATTTAAAAATGTTGATCTAGAAATATTCAGAAAGAATGTTACATCAACATTAACAACAAGTGATAAGTTTTTAACAATACCAACAGATTACTTAGCGTCTTTTTCATTGCAAATTACCACAGCAGGTAGTGAGTCCTTTCTTTTACAAAAAGATGTTAACTTCATACAAGAAGCATATGACGCTTCATCCTCCACAGCAAAGCCAAGATTTTATGCACAGTTTGATGCAAATAATTTTATCGTTGGCCCTACCCCAAACTCAAATTATGCAATAGAATTGCACTACTATTACAGACCAACTAGCTTAACTGCTGGTGCAGATAGTGGTACAACATGGTTAAGCACCAATGCGCCGTTTGCGTTATTATTTGGATCATTGGTAGATGCGTATTTATTTATGAAAGGTGAGCCTGATTTGATACAACAATATGAAAAAAGATTCATGGATCAATTAACAAGACTTAAAGATTACGGAGAGGCAAGAGAAAACACTGACGCTTACTCTGAGGGTCTACCAAGAGCGCAGAGAACATAGGAGTAGAATATGGCAACAGCAAACGCAGCAACCACCTTTTTAGAAAATAGACTTTTAAGTTTAATATTTAAAAATAATGCAGCATCATTTAGTTCACCCGGAGACAGCATATACGTTGGTTTAGCAACGGCAGTGTCTAACTTTAACGATTCAACTGGTGAATCTGGTGATCCTACTATAACAGAGGCTACATTTACTAATTATGCTAGACAACAAGTTGCGGCATCTGCTTGGACACTAACTGCAGAATCTGCCGACACACAAAGTTGCACAAATTCCTCAAATATAGAATTTCCAGCATCTGGTGGTACAAATAATACAATTACACATGTTTTTATAACAACAGCAGCCAGCGCTAGTTTAGATGTAGTTGGCTCTGGTGGTAACGTTTTATTCATAGGAGCTTTAGACGCAAGTAAAGCAATAGCAAGTGGTGACATATTTAGAATTAACGCAACCAACTTAACAATAGAGTTGAAGTAATGGCATTAGTATTAAATGACAGAGTAAAAGAAACAACAACTACAACTGGCACAGGGACACTTACATTAGGTGGTGCAGTCACTGGTTTTGAAACATTTGCTGCTGGTGTTGGAAACAGTAACACTACATACTATGCAGTTACATTGCCCGGTACAGCAGAGTTTGAAGTTGGTCTAGGCACACTAAGTAGTGACTCAAGCACTATAGCTAGAACTGCAATCATCAGTAGCTCAAATAGTGATAGTGCAGTTAATTTTAGTGCTGGTACAAAAACAATTTTTTGTACAATACCAGCATCAAAGTCCGTGTT